AGTATTATTATCCCATTGATATTGGTCCAAAGCAGCTAAAGATTCTTTACATTTTTGAGACACTAATAAGTTATTGTTGTCGACTATACCTGCGACATGAGATATACCATCCAGTATAGATTTTTTTGCATTGATAGTACTAATATCGTAGTTTTGTGCAAAATCAAATCTTGTTTGTTGTGCTGCTGAGTCAATATAAATGTAATCTATATCCCATTTTTGAATTAAAGCTTGAATTTCTATTGCGTGCTGCTCAGTTGTTCTCTCTGCGTCTAAATATTCGTCTACTAAAAAGTACTTTTCTTCATCCCAATCGTATGCAACAACACAGAAAGCAGTAGGGTCTCTATAGCCTACATCAAGTCCTGCAAAAACATCCATTTCTTTTGTCTGAATATCCTCGAGATTAACTGTACAGTTTTCATAATCAAATTTCCATACCTGCCCCTCATAAGTATTGAAGTCAGCTTCGTATTCCTGTTTGAACTCTGCTTCAGACATACTTTTACGAGCTTCGTTAATGTCTGCTTCTGTCATTCTAGGATTATCTTTATAAGTTGCGCGAACAGATGCCCATTCAGAAAAAGCATCCTCATAACCTCTATTAAAAAATTCAGCAAACCAATTGTTTCTACCACGAGGTGTAGATATAAATAATGCCTTAGAGTTATCTTTATCAAGGGTGGGCCGAAGTGCGACATTAAAGGCATCCTTGCCGTCTGCTAACGCTGCTTCGTCAAAAATTATAAGATCGTAACTTCGACCCACACATGAATCAACTTGGTTTACAGAACCCATTCTAATAGTAGAGCCATTAGAGAGCTCTATAACTTTATCTTTTGCATTATCTTTGGTTACTTCTAGGTCAAAGTGTTTAATTAAGTTTCTTTGTAAGTCAAACGATATTTGAGAAAGCGCATAATTTGGAGACATAATTAATATATTTGAATTTGGCACTAAAGATACTAATTGTCCAATAATATTCGCTATGTACGTCTTTCCTTGTCTTCTCGATACCGCTGCACAAACGAACCTATATTTAGGATTATTTATAGCATTAATAATTGCTTTTTGTGAAGGTAGTGCCTCGACTCCTAACATTTCTAGGTAAGGAGCCACAGGTAGCTTAAGAAACCTAGTAGTCTTATCTATATCTACTAAGTTTTCTGCTACTACGTCCTGCCTACTAACTTCTACTGCCATTTTATTTATCTCTCTTTAGTTATGTCTACTAGGTATCCTTCTGCGAAGCAGGAAGCTTCATGATTACCCGATACTGTTTTCATTTGAAGTTGTATATCAGTACCTTCATCATACTTAAAAGGGGCAGTTCTTGTAATTGTAAAACTATCTGCAAAAGACAGCTCACCCACTCTTAAGTTTACTCCAGTACTAGTAGTAATAAAGTTTCGAAAAAATCCTATTTTAGACGTAGGAGCCCCTGAACTTTCTGCAGAAAATGCATTTATTCTTGTTAAGTAAAAAGAACAATTTTTTGGCACTGTATATATAGAGGCTTGATTTTTACCCTCTGTGGGACGAATACTAGCATATATCGTAGTTTCGTTTTTTAATTCTACGCGACCAAGTGCGTTGCCTGACACCGTTATAAGATCATTTACTCTGAAAAAAGGTTGGGGGACAACTACTGGAGTGTCTCCAGTTAGTGCTACTACGGCAGATATTTCTGTATAATTTTCATCAAGTCCTTTAATAAGAATAGAAACAGCAGTATCGCTCGCACTGGTAGAGACAATACTCATAGTTAAAGGTTCTGAAGGAAAAACATAAGGCACTAATTGATCTCCTATAACTACGCCGTCTCCCGTACCCTCCCATACTGCTGTAAAAATAGGCGTAACATTAGGGTGGTACCCAAAAATATTTCGAATAGAAGTACTAGGTACTTTCCCCTTGGCTATATTTAAGGGGTTAGTATCTACCTGTGTAATACCTAAATGTGCTCTCATAAAGTTTCTCTTTTTATTTTATATAGCTATGCTATCACTTATTGACATAATTGTCAATATATATTTTTAACCACCTTTAGGTATACCTAGGTGTTTACCATTTCACCTTATCAGCCCAGTAAGCTGCGCTCATTTTGCCTTTCGCAATATTTTTAGCATGACGAGCCTTAAAAGATCTTCGCCTAGCCGCGTAAGAAGCACTTTCCCCTTTCTTTTTAGGGGAACCACTAACTCCTTGCTGACCAAAGCGTATTGTTTTAACTTTGGTACCTACTTTAGCAACAACTACATGAGACTTTTTAGGGTGTTTTGGAGTTCTTTTTGCTTTATTAAATTTACTTACTCCGGCTCTTTTTAATGCCGGGTGTTTCTTTTTAACGCTTCTTTTTTTTCTTGCCATTTTTCTTTTTCCTTTTTTTAAACCCCGCCTTCATAAAAGAATAAGCTTTAGCCGATATAGTAGATTTCTTTTTAGACCTACTTATACCTTTCTTTTTTCTACGATTTATATTTGCGTACAAACCCCGAGAAGCCATCTATCTTCTCCTTTTTTTAGTTTTACGCTTTTTCTTCTTACTCCAAGGTTTTCCATTATGGTACTTATTAATTAAGCTCATTACTCCTCCTCGTCGCACTCGCATGGGTCACATGCACAGTCCTCGCACTCATCGTGCGCCTCAGTTTCCGACTTTGGTTCCAAAATCGGACTTTTTACAGAAACTTTACTCATAGCTGCTGCTATGGCTTCTTTTTCTGATTTAAAGGAAAGAATTCCACCTTTACCATCTGGTAAAAGCCACCTGTTTCTACGTTTAGTTATGTTTTTCATCTAACTCTCCTATTCACTAATTAGCAGTTCAAAACTGCTAAAGCCTCCAGCACCTGCTGGTAATTCAAAAAAGTCTGTTGCTAAGCCAAATTTAGTTACGCCATATTGATCTTCGAAAAATACTAACTCCTCTCCCGGAGCATAAGTAAAAACAGTAGCGTTTGCCACTCTGGGCTGTGTAGCAATAAAATAATATCCATATCGGTCGTAAGAAGCTGTCAAAGTAACATAGCCAAAATTTAAAGGCGCTATCTCTACGGCGTTGAAATCTATGTTATCAATAGGAATAATAATATCAATACTATTAAAATTATTAACAGGGTTAAAGTATCTATCTAGGCCTGTTATAATCGGCAAGGATTGCCTATCAACAAATACAGCATTATCTTCTATGGTAGATACTACAAGGGGGCTTTCTACATAAACTTCTGCTTCTGCACTGTTATGTGCTACATTAGGTAAGTTTTGTCTTTTATTGTTAGTTATAGATACTTTTTGCTTGTATAAATATATGGCCTCAATATCTGGTTTTTCTACAGGTAAATCTACATAAACTTCTGCTTTCCCTGTAGTATTGGATGATACAAATGAGGGATATGTAAAGTAAGCAGTTCCTATAGAAACCCTTATAGGTCTTTCTTTCAAAGACCATTTATTTCCAGAAAAAGCATCTCCAGGCCAAGGTTGGTCGATAGCTATTTTAACTTGGGGATACATATATACAGTTCCTGGACTAAATGCAGGCACTTTACTTAAGTCGAAATCTATTCTTGGAGATATAGGCGTTGGTTCTGTGGTTTCTACTCCGGCCTGTTGATCTGCACTTAAGAGGTCGTTGGGGGAGTCTTCTGTTTCTTCCCAGCTTCTAAGAACATTTGAATAACTACCAGTAGGTTCCGCCATAGGATCTGTTAGAATATCGACCGTATCCCAGGTGTCCGCCATAGTAATATGAATTTGATTTATATAAGCATTAGATACAAAGCAGTCGGTATCATATGCAAAAGGACTTAACCCCCATAAAAGATAGGTATCTTTGTTTTGGTCATAACTAGTCAACCCCGTATTTTCCGTACAAATTAATTCAAGAGTCGTCTTTAAATACTTATTTCGACAATAAAAATAGTGATCGCCAGTCTGAAAGTCAATTAAATACACTATTCTTGCGGTAGTTTTATCAGTTGTGGTCTCATTAGGAGCAGGGAAAAAATCAGTCAAAGACGCAGTATTTTGATAATCAAAAATAGTCATATTAGTATAAGTATTATTTGTACTATCCTCTCTCGATCTTACATCTGCTGTTTGAGCGCCGTTACTCAAAAGAATAGCACTATACTCTTCTGAGTCCGTTATGCTGTCATAAAATCTACGGCGTAGTTGTGCTCTTGCATCGTGATTCAAGGTTGGAAAACTTTGAGCAGTCTGCCCCAATGCATTAAAGGGTATACCATTATAGGCACTTGAAATTCCAATGACTGCATCAAATATATGAGGATAAGCACCCTCATACGCAGTACCATTAAAACTTTTGTAATAATCAAAAGTTACTCTTAAATATCTTCTTGATATAGCTGCACCATTAATTTTAAACGCTATTCCTTCTCGTTGGGGGTTGAGTTTAGTATTAATAAATCTTGCATACACCCCCGCATCGGGATTTAGTATTCCAAACCCCGTACCTGTAGCAACCCTACTAGTTGCAGTTATTCCCGTAGGAGAGCTTATGTCTTCTAGACCTCCTGCTATGCTTGTAGGTCTGTGTGCTGGTTCAGCAGCAACTTGAACAGATTCGTATACTGCGCTCACGGGCCCGTTTTGATTAGAATAAATTCCTGTCGGAAAGGGTACAGCAAAGGGGGATATTGTTGATGTAATTTCTACGGATTCAAAAGTAGTAGTTGTACCAGAAGCCCCGCTAGGTCTTAGTTCGGATATATTCTGCCCTGAAGCCCATGGATAATCGTAAGACATACGAATATTAGGGCTTTGACCTAGTTGTATAGTTTCATTAAAACCTGATAAAATAGGAGCTACATAAACACTAGTAGAGGACGATAAACCCGCCTCTACTGCTCCATTTACAAACCTACTTCTCAGCTTATCTCTTCCTATGTTTAGTTGAGTAGACACCCCAACGACAGGAGATCTAATATCTTCTTCCGTTACAAATACCTGTGCTTGAGGGCCTTGAGCTCTTTCTTCCCCCCAGTATACGTTATAGGGGGATAAAATCCTACGAGGATACTGCGTAGTTACTGTAGGGCTTGCAGGAAAAATAGCAGAAATAGGTATTTGAGTAGCTGAATTATTATCAATAACTTCAATGTCTGTTTGAGAAAAAGAAGGGGGTGATACGTAGTACTGCTGTCTAGTAGTAGCTATAGTAGTGCTACCATATTCTACGGCGCCTACGGATATTTGTCCCGGTTGGTCTACAACCAAAACAGAAGCTACCGAATCGTCAAAAGTCTTCGGGCGATCAAGAGCTGACGGAGTATATTGCTCCGTCAGTATTCCTATTTCGATAATAACTTTAGATGTAGCAACCGAGACACTCATTACTATACGTCTACACTAGCTGTAATATTAGAAAAGCCTGCGCTATTTATAAATATATCTACTGCTAGCTCAGCAACCGCTGAAGTCGTTACTGTTAATACTGTAACTCCTCCAGTAAAGGTCATACCCGTTCCTTCTATTAATAGTTTAACATCTGTAGATATTCTATCTCCCGTAGCGTTATAAGCGCTAACATCAACGGTTGAGGGTATCTGCGAGCCCGCATAGGTATAACTAGTTTGTGCAGGAGTTACTGTTACAGTTAAAGGTAAAGTAGGTGTAAGCAAATGAACTTCGGGATAGCTTGTACTACCTAAGGATGTGCTGCCTTTTATAAACCATATTCTATCCGTACTGTCTCTTCCCATAGAGCCTACATCAAAAGGAAGCGAGTTAGCTTGTTCCCACCCAGTAGCTGAGTTAAAAGCATAAATCTGAAAAGAATAATAGTCTTTTAAACCCATTAAACTTTCTTCATCATTTAAAAATATATACTCTTGAAAAGGCACATTTAAAACATGTTTACTATGAAAAGTAAATACTCTAGGGTCTGCAGCATCTATTTTCCAAGTAAGCATAGTACGAAACAGAGTAGAGGAAGTAAAAGCTCGCGCCTCATCTACCCATATATATGTTAGATATCTTTCTCCCCCAAATTCAAACATATGTAAGAGTGTAGCACCCGTAATACTCTGTTCACTAGTACTAGCACTAAACATATAAGTTGTGTAAGCTCCTTCAAACAGGTTTGTTTGATTCCAGGCGTCTACCTCTGATGATTTGCCTGTAAATCCCACCGTAGCACCCGCATGTGGATTCATTTGCGTATCTGTTTGGAACTTGAAGGTGTCATCCGACTTATCCCACGTCCAAAGAATTGGATGAAAGTTACTTTCTTCGTCTACATAGTTGGTATACCAAAGCACTGTATTCCCTGAGACATCTCGTGGATCAGTAAAATATTTAGTAGGCCTATTTCGCGTTTGATAAGTAGAACTACCGTACATCCTCCCATTTACGTCGCCAACCATCGTACCATCAGATGCAAGGCCTTCTAGATCAGCGCCGCCGGTCTGGAACGCAAGATTTGAATTAGTAATGCCTCCAGTGGTCTTGACGATCGTCGACGTATTCAACGATGATGAAGTACATTTCTGAATATCTACGCTCCTGCTACCGCTCCAATCATCCATGAGCCAGTGAGGTAGACCATCAACTTCACTGAATCCAAGATATGAAAACTCGGAGTACGCTGTAAGTATGAATCCGGCCTGGGGTGTATTCGCAGTCGGCCAACTAACAGGTATAAGACCGAAACCATATCTATACCAACTACTAGTATTATTCTCATAATTCATTCTACTCCAAATCAGCCTCGAGGTAGGTTGATAATAATCAAGTATAAAACTGTAAGCCCTAGAGTTGAATGGTGAACTGGTGATGGTGTTTGTGGTTACTCCTCCCTGAAAAGGAATATCATTAAATCCTTGATCAGAACTAATTTTGTAACTATCTATGTAAAAATACGCCTGAGTAGTGTTATTACCACTGGAATGAAATACTGCATCGTTAGATCCATTATTAATTACAAAAGCTCCCGCTTTTGCTGGATTATTTCTATCCATTGAAATATCAAACTTTCTAGTAGCCTGATTAAGATAGTTACTAGAGACACTGGTGTACTGTTTAAACTCTGTCCAAGGCTTCATCAAGCTTCCAATTTGGTACCTACCATTTGTAAGACTGGTATTACTTCTTTGGTTCATCGCATTGGTGCCGGTAATTCCATTCGATCGCGCCGCGCTGGTACCATACATTTTATTATAAATAGGGCTTAATGTACTGAAGTCGTGCTGAGCGTCAAACAAAAAGAAATCATTACTTGAAACACGAGGGTCTTCAAATACACAAAATTGCCCGCTGTGACCTTGATAGTCTATAATTTTAGCCATTTATACCACCTCCACTTCATATCGTTCACAAAAAACAGACACAGCTTCTTCTTCGGAAGTTATGGCAATTTTTGCATCCAGATTGCTATATGCAACTCCTACGCTATTACCCCAAGGAACTAAAGGGTCCTCACAGTTAAATATGTAATATGGGTCTTCCCATACTACCTCTACTGGCAGAGCTCGAAACTCGTCCAAGCCTATTCCATCTTCATCTTTTGCCCGCTCGCCATCTTCTCCGAAGACGGGAACTAGACACCTAATATTATAATTGCTCAAAATTGATCTCCTTTATGAGTAAATGAACTTCACGGACAAGTTTGTACCTGGTCCTGATATTATGTCAAGAGTTATTTCATCCACCAAACCTACAGTTACTCCGCTAGTAAAAGCAGCCTCTACAATACCTTGCGCTGAAGGCATTACAAATTGTTGAACTTCTACGGAATTTTTCATAACTGCAAAAATAAGAGTCTCTCCTGACGGTTGATCGACTTGAGCTCTTATTTCATGCAATGTTATTGCTTGCTGTGGTTGAAATACCTGTTGACCCTCTAATGGTCCAGTAAAGTTTCCGGCTCGAACTAAGTAGAACGCATTAGTTCTCTTTAGATTATACCAAACTGTACCTTCCCATACGTATAGTGCGCCTGTGTCCTGTGCAAAAGATAAATCACCTAAGTTACCTAAAGAAGGAAACGAGGCTCTAGTTGCATAGATTACTGCTGGGCTTGGGGTCGGCGTAGCTTCCCAAGCACTTGAATTTGAATTATATTTTAAAACATCGCCATCATTTGGGGCGGGCACTGACACATTAGATAGGTCATCTAAAGTATCAACATTGGAAGTGCCTACTATTGCGAGCTCAAATTTATTAGTTTGATCATCGAATATTAGTCCTTGCCCCTGTGTTGGAGAATCCGCATTTACATCTGTTAAGTCAACAATTGCTGCAGCAAATTCCGGTAAGTCTTGCGGAAGCCATACGCTAGTATTTAAGTTATATACTAAATATTGGCCATCTGTTATACCGCCGCTTACATTTACATCTGTTAACTCAGCTATAGAAGTTGCTACATCTCCTGGCTCCCAAAGGGATGTTACATTATTATATTGTAAGAACTGATTATTACTGACCCCCGAAATATCAACATCCGTCAAGCCTTCTAAAGTACTAACGTTATCTTGGGCTACCCACTGGGTAGATATATCGTCCCATATTAAAATTTGTCCTACGCTAGGTGCCTGATCGTCTACGTCATTTAAACTAGTTATTGATCTATCAGTAACTCCAGGTTTGAAAGAGCTTGTGTTTCCATCCCAGACTAGCGTTTGGCCAGATTCGATTGGTGTTGTATAATCTACATCCGATAACTCTGATGTAGATATTGAAGAATTTTCCCAGGAACTAGTGTCTGTAGAATATACTAATAAATTTTTATCTTGTAAGTTAGATATAGTAACATCATTCAGCAGAGTAATAGCTGCTGTACCAGGTACCCAAAGAGCTGAGGACGAATCGTATTGTAAGAAATTATTATCTGCGGGAAATGAAGTAAAAATATCAACGTCTGTTAAATCGTTTATTCCTGCGATAAGAGCGGCTGTACTTTCTTCGTCCAAATCTATATTGCTAGTATTAGAGCTAATTAATATAGTGGTAGAATCTATTGCTCTACCTATTTTACCAAATCCTGTAGGCCCGGGAAATAAGCTACCGTCAATAGACACATAGTAGTTTAAACCAGTAACAAGATTAGTTACAGAGCTAGTAACACCAGACCCTGTATTAATTTTTGCTATGTCTCCATCATATGTTAAAGATTCATTAATACCTACCCAATCTGCTGCTCTAGTGTTAGTCTTAATACCACTTAAATTATAGTTTAATACTTCTCCTAGGTTGCTCTTATGTATTAATTTAGTTTTATACATAGCTCCCGATTGAAAAGAGCTACCAACACTAAAATTAGCTAGTTCTAGTCCTGAAGCAATATCGTAATATTTTACTCCATCACTTGATCCAGTAATTACTGCTACTTGTTTATCATTACAAACAATATCTTTACCGGAAGAAGAAATAATAGGTTTGCTATACAAGTTTGCGCCACTTACAGTGCTCCATACCGATAAATAACCGTGCTGGTTAGACCCTGTAATAAGGTAGTTTGTATTAAGGGCAAACTTATCTGCTACTACACCTACCAGACTATGGTCTATAGTAGTCCTAAAGGAATAATCAGATAGCTCATAAATATGTGTTAAACTAGATCCAGTGCCTGTATCTGTTATTGAAATGATACTTTCACTTTCATCTATATTAATATATCGACCAAAATCTGCTCCATTAGAAGGATTTGGGTTATTAAAACTATACTCCTGAGTGCCTGTAAATATATTAAATACGTATGCCTTACCCGGAGTAGTTCCTAACGTAGCATCTCTCCAATTAGAGTTACCTACAATTAAATAAGATGACGTCATTACTACTGAATTATGCTGAGCAAAAGGGCCATTCGTAGATACAGAGTCTTCTGGGTTTACTATTTGTCTTAATAAAGCTCCTGTATAAGCATCGTATAAATAAATACGCCCGTAATCATTATTAGAGGGAGACTCTTTAGCAGTAATAGCTACTTCGCTGCCATTTGTAGCTACTCCCCAGCCAAAACTTTGTAATGAATAATCAGTAGGAGGCTCCAAAGTATATAGAAGCTGCCCACTAGTAGCATTATAGATGTATGCTCTACCTGTACTCAGAATATTTCCGCTGGTAAAATACGGGTTACCTACAACTATAATATCTTTACTAACCGCTAAATTAGTTCCAAAATTAGAATTCGATACAGGAGGATATAAAGTATTTACTAGGCTTTCTGTGCCTAGAACAGTCTCCGTGCCTTTGATTGCAGCAACTTTACCATCGTCCGTAATATAAACAGGATCTCCAGCTTGTATTGGTTGTGTTGGAGCATAAGCCTCTAGGTTTAAAAAATTGCCAAAATTACGTTTGTCTATTATCCACTCATCTGCAGACTCGCTCCAAGTAAGTATATCGTAATCAACTTTAAGAGTAGTAGTGTTTACATCCGTTAAATCATTTATACTATTAACAGAAGAAAACGTAGTAGGAATCCAATTTACTCCGTTCCATTCAATGCTTTGGCCTACTGTAGCATTACTAACATCTACATTATTAAGATCACTAAACTGAGCTACATTAGAGTAGCCTATATTAGCAGGAACCCATTTAGACGTGTTGTTATCATAAACTAAGCCTTGTGCATCTTCTGGAGGAGAGTCTAGTAAATTTACATCTTCAAGATCTAGTAAATTAGTTACTGTTGATACATAGCTTGCTACCCACTTTTGACCGTTCCAAGTTAATCCATGTTGGGGAACTAATCCCGCAGAAAAATCAACATCAGCTAAGTCAGCCATATCAGATACGCCTGAAATACTTCCAAGTATTAATATTTCAGAAACACTTGCTGCAGGACCTACTATTCCGTAAGAAGTTTCTTCAAGGGTTAGACTTCCGTCAGCCCCAGCATAGTAATATTCTCCAGGAACTAAATTAGAGTAAATACTAGAAGTTTTTCCTCCTAGAATTACCACTTCTAGTTGTTCTCCTGTAACTGCTGTCTGTTCTGCAATGCCCATCCAGTCTGCTGCATTTGATTGTGTAGCTTGCAGTGTTACATCGTATATAAAGAATACCCCTCTATCTGTTGCGGGGAACTGTTGAGTTCCCTGAACATTATCATTATACGGAGCACCAACAATAGCACGACCAGAATTTGTTACCGCTACAGAAAATCCAAATAAACTTCCGGAAGGGTTGACAACATAACCCGGGTTTTCAAATGCCGCATATAGGGGGTACGAAGTAGTGGATGCTCTATTATAGCTATAAAACTTTCCTGAGTCATTGTAACCTAATACGTCATTATTTGCTTCTGAACCTACAACGATTTGACTCGATCCCAGCCCTACTGACCTACCGAATTTATCTCCTATCTGATCTGGACTGTTTATTTCTGCAAGCACTGCACCCGAGGTTGTAGAATATACCAATACCCTTCCCAAACCTCCATTAAAGTCTGGGGTTCCTGCAACTATGATAGAATCATCCATTTCGAAGGTAAAACCTAGTCCGTTAGATCCTATATTAGTATCCTGCAGAGTGTGTATAGTAGACCCAGTATTAATATTACGAACGTATATTCTACCGGTTGATAGCTGTCCTCCAGTATCCTCCCCAGGAGCTCCAATAGACAAGTAAGTATCTGTTGCGCTCAGTGCAGACCCAAACAGGTCTCCTCCAGTGCCTCCATCATCATTATTATTGTTGAATGTAAAATCAGGAACTAAAAGAGGATCCCATCTTGCTTCTGTTTCTCCTTCTGGTATTCCATACTCTGATGACTCTAATAACGAGATAGGATATCTATATACTTTACCTACTAATGCATTATTCCCTATATCTACTCGTGGTGCGCCCACTGCTACATAGGTTGAGTTAATAGCTACTGAGGAACCGAACTGCCCTTGGAGAAGAGGCTCAGGGCTTTCTAGAACTGCTATTAAAGTACCTGAGCTTATTCTATATACGTATACAACGCCAGAATTAACCGCATCTAAATCCTTAAGAGGAGAGCCTACAACTGCATAATCATCTTTTATTGCTACTGCAAATCCAAACGCCTGATTAGTTTCTCCTCGCCAAGCCGCGGGCGTTGTGAGGCTTAGGGAGGGTTGTAATGTACGTATTAAAGTAGAGTTATCTGTATCATAAATCCTTACTAGGCCGGTTGCGACTCCGCTGTTGGGGCCAATTCTATGATAAGGTGCTGAAACTGCGACACGGCCGCCTTCTTCTGCAATTGTATGCCCAAAAAGTCCCAAATCTGAGCTAGATGGGAAAGAAGATACCAGCTCCCCTGCAGTTATTGTGGGATTTTCAAACTGACCAGAACTATTTAGTACTACTAAGCCGCCTTGTAATATTTGCTCCGCTGCAATACCAGTAATACGCTGTCCCTCGGGTAAGTCTTGAGGAGACCATATTGAGCCATTATATTGCAATATCTGCAAAGCTGAAGGTAAAACACTACTAAGATCTACGTCTGTTAAATCATCTAATACGTCTACGTTACTTGAACCAGTTACAGCATTAACAAAAGACTGAGATACCGCGTTCCAAGTTAAAACCTCCCCTGTTTGAATATTTGAAGGTATAGGTAAATTTATATCATCTAAATCCGATAAGCTACTAACACCCCCAGCCGCATCTCCTGCTACCCATTGAGAGCTTTGTGCGTTCCAAACAAGCGCCTGGCCGTCTGAAGCAAATGCAGTAACATCTCCAAGATCATTTAAATTATTTACTTGGTCAGCAGTATTAGATTCAACGTCCCCTGTTATTAAAATGTCGTTTGCACTTAAAGCTTTACCAAAAATACCTAAATTTGTGGGAGAACTGTTAAGAGTACCATCAATATTTAAATAATAATTCTGTCCCGGCAATAGATTAACTTGATTGTGTGCTATACCACCAAACAGGGTTACTTGTCCTACATCTCCATCTAAAATATCTTCAAAAGCTACTCCTATCCAAGATGAAGCATTACTAGTTATATTAATATCAAAAGCTGTAAGGTGTCCAGAGTTAAAGTCACCTGAAATAGTATTCCTAGCAAAAGGAGCACCTACGTATAATTTATCATTACCAATAGCAACACTTGAACCAAAGTACTCAGTTGTACTATTCCCATATATATTAGGATTGTCAAAATATGCAATAGGAGTACCGGTATCGGCTTCGAAATAATAAGCCTTACCAGCATTAGTATATACTCCTCCTATGTACCCCTGATCTTCTCTTCTTGCACCTACTAGTATTTTGTTATCTTTCATATCGATGGAGTAGCCGAACTCATCTCCCTGCGGAAGAGGATAAGTATCAGGGTTTTGAATAGTATTTATAAGAGTACAAGCTTCATCGGTTACATCATATATATAAACAAGACCTTCATTAGCACCCGTAAAATCCTGCTCTGGTGCAGATATAGCTAATCTTTTAATTGATGGATTTCTATCCCATACTATATCAAACCCATGCGTTGCATCTGAACCTCCACCCGGATTTGGATTTGATATAGTATGTAATAAAACGGGAAGAGAGTCACTGCTTACGTCATATATATAGACATATCCCTTTACGCTAGTTGTACCTTCTCTGGACGCAGTAACAGCTAAGTATTTTCTATCTTGAGTAAGAGACACTCTTTGGCCAAAGTAATCCCCTGATATACTACCGACTGTATTAGGATTATCAATACGGTATAAAAACCCATATTGAGGGTCTCCTACACCTATGTCAGGATCGAAAAAGTATACGCATCCAGCTTCTGAGTATTGGTCACTCATATCTTCTAGTGGTGCGCCGACGGCTAAACGAGCCTCACCATTATAATCGCTTATAGCTACGTCAGTGCCAAACTGCGCGTTGTTTGTACCATCAGGATTTTGTATTGATAGCCATAAGTCTCCACTAGGGGATGTTCCTGTAGCCAAGCGGTAGACATAAGCTGCTCCTTGATTATACCCTGTTAGATCATCAGCAAGAAGAGATCCTACCGCTAGAAGGTTACCGCTAGCGTCTAAAGAATTACCAAATCGGTCCCCTGTTACAGGATTATTTATATTTTCATTTTTAATATAATACTGTTGAGTACCAAAATTATTAAATACGTATACAACCCCAGAACTACTTCCTTCTATCTCGTCCTCATATTGAGCACCAGCAATAATATAATCTCCTGATGCAACAACTGCACTAGTAAATTGATCACTGGTAGCCGTACCAAATATAGTAGGGTTTTCTACATTCCAAGCAGGTAAAAAGGGCTCTTGACCTGTCTTTTTAACTTTTCCAGGAGGGGTAATAGAAACTATATCTCCATCACTAATATCTCCATTTGCTATGAAGTTTTCTATACCACCCGAGTGCCCTGCTCTAGGGTACCACTTCTGGGTAGTAGCATCATAAGTAAGTACTTCCTTTTCTTTTGCTGGGTTTGCAATTACCTCTACATCTAGCAAACTATTAAGAGTTGCAGCAGTAGGTGCTGTTGAGCCAGGAGACCAATTAACTCCGTCCCAGGCTAAAAATTCTCCGAAACTAGGCTCACTTGCAGTGCCGGGCGTAGTATCTACGTCTGAAAGAGATCCTATACTAATAGTGTCTAAGGCTGGAGAGCCTGGCTCCCATACGCCTTCAATACCGTTCCAAATTAAAGTTTCTCCTGGAACAGGTGCATAAAGTCCCGCAGTTCTAACATCATCCATGTTATCTAACTGCGTTACGGTAATATTAGTAATTTGAACAGGTGTCCAGCCAACGCCCGCTTGATAAGCAATAACATTATCTTGTACAGGCGGCTGAGAAGCTAAATCTACATCGATTAAGTCCCCAAGCGCAGATACTCTAGAAACTTGACCTGGCTCCCACAGCTCGCTGTTGGCATTATAAACTAATACATCATTATTAACCGCAGATACTGTGGAAAGATCTATATCATTTAAATCGTTTATTGTTGCTGGGATCGGTATAACACTTGCCTGCCACTCATCAAATTGCAAACTGTAAACTAAGGCGGCATTATCAACAACCCCGGAAGTATCAACATCTGATAGACTACTTAGAGATAGAGTTCCAGCTTCAATATATGTTGCAAGACCCCATGAAGATCCACTGTATTTAAGACCTTGGCCTGCTTGGACTCCCCCAACACTTGTATCTGTTAAGCCACCAAAAGTAGTGATATTACTATATCCTATATTTTTAGGGGCCCACCTATTATTAGCACTATCCCATACTAAGCCTTGATTGTTAGAGGGAGGAACAGTTACAGTATCTACATCACGGATATCATTTATATAAGTTACTCCGGTTTCAGCAGATACTACATTTCCTGTAATAAGCAACTCATCAGCAGCAAGAGCTTTTCCTAACACACCGTAATCTGTCTCAGTCTCAGTTATAAAGCCTCTACCGTCTATATAATAGTTTTTATTAATAGTCAGACCGGATACAAACTTATTTACGGCACCTACAGTTGTTACAGTTACTTGTTGAGTAGCTTCTACCGATTGTTCTGATATTCCTACCCAATCACCAGCATTACTTTCTATGAACGAATCACTAGCAAAAGTTGCAATTTTACCTGTACCTGCAACGGTTAGTCTAGGCGAACCAATAATAAGATAGTCGTTCGTAAGAGCTAGACCAAATCCCCAATTTATATTTGTTGCTCCTTCATCTGATAAAAATTCATTTCTAAAAGCTCCCGAGGCGGCCTCGAACAAATAAACACTCCCTACATTCTCTCCACTGGCAGAAGCAAGTATATACTCAGTTGTTACAGCAACGCTACTACCAAAATTATCGCCTGTGGGTACGTCTGCGTTTCTATTAGGGTTGTTAAGAGTATAGTTAAAATCGCCATTATTTAAATTGTATATATACAGTTTTCCGCTGCCCGTATCAGCAGTAGGAGCACCAACCACCATACGTCCGTCAGAAGAAATTGCAATAGAGCTACCGAAGTCTCCTGCACCGCCAGGGTTAGAAATAGTATAGATAGAGCTTAAAGTAGCTGCCTCATAGACATATACTTTTTCCTCGCTAGGGCTTCCAATAGCTAAATCGCCTGAAGTAGATATTGATATAGCACTACCAAACCCTGTTATGCTGGGAGAGGGATTTTCTACAAAGCCTAACTGATTTCCAGTTGCAGTGTTAAATACGTACACTGTGCCAGAGTTAGTATCTGACAAGGATTGAGGCTCTTCATTAATTGCAGTAACCGCTACATAAGTATTTGTATTCTGTACTCTAAAGCCAAATTGGTCGTCTAACGTTGATGTTGCTGCATTTGGGTTGTCGATAGTATGTTCTAGTATGAACCCTGGTAAACTATATACATATATTCGGCCTGCATTAGAGTCGTAGCCTGGAGCCCCAATAGTAAAAAACTGGCTTGAAATTGATACCGATTCTCCAAATTTATCATTGGCAGTTGCATTGGGGTTGTTTATAGTTTGTACAAGGGTGTTAGTACTTGTAGAGAATATTTCTACCTTACCCCCAACAGTTAAGTACTCATACCCTGGAGCTCCCACAATATAATAGTCATCAGATACAAATACACTTTTACCATAGTAATCAGAACTTACTGAAGGGCTACCTGAAGCTTGAAAGATGCTGGATACACTACTTTCTATTTCTGCTATTTTTTCGACTTCGCCGTCTGATCTTAAAGCTAGTAGGTCACCTGCTGAAAGGTTTTCAGCGGCTATATAGTTGGCTACACCTGAGCGAGTTGCAGGTCTCCACTCCCCTGTAGACGCGTTATACTCTAATGTGTTTCTGTTTTGTGGAGGCACTGCCTGAAAATCTACATCGGTTAAAACATCCAAACCTATAGAAATTACTGCACCTTCTACACTTCTAGTTACCCATGAGTTTGTATCGGGATCCCAAGAAATAAAATCCGAATTGTAGGGTTCAGTTATTGAAACATCGTCTAAATCTTCTAATCTAAGTCCTATTCCTTCTATGCTGCCCGTAACTACAGTATCTATAGTAGTTCCCGTCCATTTTAAAAACTTAGAAGAAGGTGTATTTCCCAGATTTTGAAAACCGTTCTCGTTTAGCTGGTTTAATAGAAAAATAGATCTTTCGTTTAGGTCTTCTAAAGCCCTGGGTATGGGCGCAGGGCTCCAGCTTGCGCCGTTCCATACAAGAGCATCAGACGGTTCTGGCAAACCTGCGACATCAGCTAAATCATATATGCTGTCTGGGAAGGACGCAGAGCTATAGAATCCTGTGTTACTGTCGTATACTAAAGCAGATCCATCAAAGGGCACACCAGTAACGTCTGCAAGGTTGTTCATGGTATAGTCACTTGCTCTCATGACCTCGCCTATAGGAGTACTGATAAAGGCGGAAGAAGGGGCGTGCCACGTAAGAATATTGTTCGATGCCTGATTCGCTATATTGTAATTAAAATCTGCTAGAGCGCCTGCTCCAAAACTGGGATCTATATTTTCATATCTGTTTGCATCAGCTAGTGTAGTATATCTAAGTATTTGACCTTCTTGAGGGTTGTCGATACGAACATCATTTAATGCGTCTAATGAATTAGATAGTTGGACATCACTAGTAGTCCATACTTGGTTTTCATAGTTCCACAGTAAAACCTCTCCATCTTGCAAAGCAGCTGTTTGAATATCTGTATCTGATAGTTCCGCTAGAGTAAACGTTACTTCTTGCTGCTTGCTAGTAGTACTACCAAAGGTAATAAATTGACCGTCTACTAAAGCGTCTACATTTTTATTTACAGTAATGCTAAGTCTGTCTGTAGATATAAATACTACTCTAGGAGCAGACTCTAGTTCCGAGTGCATTACATAATGATTAACTTCTACATCTGGGCCCACAGGGTCGTTCAGTACAATAGTGTTGCTACCAGTAGTCCCTGCAGGATTGTTATTTACGAATGATCCTACATCCTGAGAGATTGCCATAGGAATTACTACTTTAAATATAATAGTAGCGCCTGCAGTTATATCTATATCATAACTTACAGCAAAGCTTAATCTGTCTCCACTTATTCCACTTACAATAGGAATATTTACATTGCTTCCTATGTAAACAGCGTGACCAGGAACAATTTCTTCAGGCAAAGGAGTATCAAGAAAGATCTCACTAGTGGATTCAGTACCTACAACCCCCTGACCAACCTCTACAGTGCCAGTAGTTGCAACTACTTGGTAGACAGGAGGAGTTGCAAAAATAATAGCCTCAAATTGACTAGTTGATATATTTTCAGAAAGAGTGAGCTCTGTCCTGTCTTCAGATATGCTGTATACAACAGGATACGGCTTAGATAATGAGGGTGTTTGAAATAAGTCGCCCGGCTTTACGTTTTCAGGAATAACATCCGTTGCAGGTACAGTATCAGTATTAGTAACAGTCTCAGAAACAAACCCAGTTCCAGTTTCGATAGGTTCTTCTATATCTTCATCAACGTCTAAAGAGGGAATTTCTATTATATCCCCGTCTTCCGTTTCAACGGTTCCGCCAGTACTTCCTCCACCCCCGTCAGGGTTTGGGCTAGGAGTAGTAGTAGTACCCCCTCCAGTATCGCCACCGCCAGTACTTCCTCCTCCACCACCAGTAATAGTAGCAGGCGCCCACTTAGTTCCATTCCAAACAAGAGACTGACCGGGTTGGGGCGAAATAGTAGAAGTATCTACATCAAACAAGTCTCCAATGCCGCCAAAATTACTAACAAAGCCTAAGGTGAACTGGTTTGCATAGGTACCCGTTGTATTAAATATAGGTACCATACCTTGTTGGCCACTCCACTGGCCTCCGGTATCTGCAAGATCTCTAAACCTGGGCATAGTTGAAACGGCTTGGCCAGGAACCCAATTAGCACCATCATACTGAAGATATGTTCCTGTAGCTAATCCGGTTGTTAAATCTACATCATTTATATCTCCAAGATCGGTTTCTAAATTTACCGGGGATGAAATCCAAGTCTGAGTAGGACCATTGTATGTGAGCAGATCTCCATCATTTACTTGAACAAAATTTACATTACTAAGTTCTCCCAGCTCTACAGGCTCATCAATTAAAATTTGATTTATTGATTTAGGAACCCATTCTATGTTAAAATTATCCCAAGCAAGTAAGTGGCTTTTAGGTATGCCAGCTTCAAAACCGTTATAAGTATCGACATCATCAAGATTACTTATTTGACCAGTTACTGAGGCATAGGCTGGAACCCATTTTTGTGCATTGGTATTCCATTGAAGAAATTGTTGAGAAAGAGGAGCTGTCGATAGTGTATCCACATCCTCTAGTTCTGTTATGCTTTTGGGTATACCTGCTATGCTAGGATTTGGCTCGACATCACCGGTAATAAGAACGGTGCTTGCATCTATACTTATGCCAATGGCGCCGCTTCCTACATCACTGGTGCGAAGACTTCCTCGGTATAACCTTGAATTATCAATATAAATTGGAGTACCAGGAACAAAATTACTCGGCTGTGAACCACCTATCCAACTAGTAACCTTCGTCTGGCCCCCTAAAATAGTTATAATTCCAGAATTATAGTCACTTGAACCACTAGAAAAACTTTCATCTGCGATACCAAACCAGTCTTTAATATTAGTTACTGGATTGTTCCCATAGGTTATAGCCCGTACTCCCGTAGCTAAATCTAACGGAACTATCATTCTACTTTCTGTTAGCCCACTAGTAGAAGCGGGATGTATGCTTCCATTTATTATAAAAGAATCATAAGTATCGTCTGAAGCTGCCTCAGCTCCGTCTATATCTACAATGGGGCGGCCACTCCATTCACTATATGCAATAGTTGTTGTAAAGAGTTCTATATCATTGGTGTCAGAGTTCTCTCTCCCCCATAAAATAACTGCCGCCCTATCTGTAGTGGATGCTAAGACTGCAGGCCTAATATTTGACATGTTATACGGGGTAGGCCCTGAGCCAGTTCCATCTTCGAAGAAATATCTGGAGTACAACGAGTTGTCTGTTACCGTGCTAGTACCTGTGGCGCTAGCAGTAAACCTTGTGACCTTTCCACGAGGGGGACTAACCGTATTATCTTTATAAGCAACCCAGCAAGAGCTACCGTCTGGAAGTATAGTTACAAAAGGAAAACTTAAGTCATCATCAAATGTTCTTGGTGTTCTATAAGTTGCAAATACCCCCGTAAGTAAAGTGACCATCGAGTAGCCTTCACTGATTTGGTCAGTAAATACAGTAACGTGCCTATTAGTTGTAGGAGCATAAACAGTATGAAGGTCGTAAACTTCCCTGGTTGTAAAAGCAGTGGGCGGCTGAAAAAGTACGTCTAAGCCATCTATTTCACCTACTCGACCTATACCTACGCCTCCTCCGTTTAAAGAGTTATCCGCATAATGAAAAATTAAATTTCCGCTTTGTGTGTCAGAAGAGACGGAGTGAGAGCCGATAGCCTCGCCCAAAGAAAAATCGATAGGAAACTGCGACATGCTTACCGCAAACCCTGCAATTGTAACTACACGAGTATATCCAATATTGGTAATAATATCTTTCCAGGCAAAAATAACTCGAGTAGTTGCTATATCATACGTAACGGAGAACTCTCCTCCGACGCCGGTAGCAAACTCATGGACAGTGGTGTCCATAGTTATCTCTACACCATCATCATCTACTTCTCCAATTACAAACTCGCCCGCACCTGTAGTAGCATTAATAAATGCTACAATAAATTTTTTCTGAGAGCTTAGCCATAGCGAATGAGTTTGAGCGCCTAACTGATTACCAACAGTTTCTGATTGACCAAACTCAGGAGGTAGATAAGAGATAGGAAAGACTACAGTTCTGTTATTCTGTCTACCTACTGTAACAGCCTTTCCTGCAGTAATGTTAGTATTGAGTGCGGCTGATACAGTTAGTTTTCCGACAGTAGCTGGTGTTCCAGGAATCCACTGTTCTAAAACGTCATCGTATATTAAAGATTCGCCAGCCTTCGGAGTTGTGAGGTAGTTTACATCTGTTAAGTTTTCTATTTCTAGAACAGGACTTGTACTTACCCAAAAAGACCCGTCAAAAGCGAGTACATCATTTTCAGAGGCACCTGTAACATTTACATTTACAAGATCATTTAAATAAACGGAACTTAAAGCTGCCGCAGAGGTTGCGGTCCAGAGAGAGGTTTGAGCATCGTATGCAAGAATAGATCCGTCTGAAACAGTAGAAACATCGAAATCTGAAAAGTCTGTGATTTCAAGAGCTTTTGGAACGTAGTTACTGCCGTCATGAATGAGTACGGCACCGAGAAATCCAGCACCGCTCGAGTCATTGAGTTCTGAAAAAGAATAAGGATTATTAGTGTGATAAGAAGCAACATAAGATTTTACTGCTTCTTCAGTAGGAAGTATTACTGACCCGTCTATAGAATTCAGAGTCGGGTCATTTGTGAACGCAAGAATCTGTAGCACACCGTCTGAGAGGGTACTAAAATTCAGTTGTCCAAATTGGGCGTCATCTCCACTTTCGTACTTAGTTGTATTTAAGTAAGTGAAGTTTCCGTCTAGCTCTGTAAAAGTAAGTTCTGTGCCTTTTACAAGTCGTAGTACTAAAGCCATTCTCTATCCAATAGTTACTAGTGTTGCTGCGATTCCTGAGGTGATCAAGCCGGTGACGGCGATCCATAGCAGTCTAGTAATGCTTTGCAGAATATGGCCGTGGTTATCGATATCTCTAAGTGCGACCGTTTGCATAATTTCAATATCTGTAACTCTCGATTCAATTTTGTCTCTTGCGTCATCTAAGTCTGAAATTTGCTCTTCTACTCTTGCTAGTGCTACTACTAGTTCTGTTAATTTGTCAATTTTGTTCTCTATTCGATCTATGCGATTATTCTGTTGCTCCAGCTCCATTTAATAATTTTTCCATCAACTTACCGTAGTTGCCTTGCCCAAAAGGAATACCTTCATTAATCTGTACATTCGTTTGACTACGAATAGTGGCTGCATTGGACGCCTTTTCAGCTTCTGCCAACGCTTTAATTTCGTCCATTCTCATTTTATGGGCCATGACCATCAGATCCGCTAGATCCTTTGATGTATACATACCGCTCTCTTGAGCCTCTTCTAGCTTTGATGCTATCATTTCGTCAAGAACAGCTGCAATATTATTTTTATTCCTGTACCCCATATCTAAATACACAGTGTCTACATAACGCTTTACTTCACGCGTATTTAAAATTTCTACTACCCTATGTTCTGGCACAGACATGTATTCGCAAACTGCCTTTATGTTGCCGTATTGGAGATAGCAATTAGCTACTTCTACTCCTTCGGGAGATATTATAGAAACTTCTTTTGACATGCTATAAATTATACATTCGAGCAGATCGAATGTCAAGAAAAATTTTTCGAAGGTGAGGTAGGAAGGTGGAAAGGGAAGGTTCAGACATGCTGAAGAAAATTAAGAGGAAAAATTTTTGCGGACGTGTTCGAATTTTATGAGGTTTTTTCAGGTTTTTTCGCCGATTCGGGTTTTTTCGGTTTTTTACAAAGTTTTACGTAAAGATGGGGCCGCGCGCGTCAAAATTTTGACGGTCTCTTAACCGCCCCCTCCTGGGCAGGCGCGCGTAACCTATTGATTTATAAGGGAAAAATAAAGTTGGCACGATTCCTGCTTAAGAGCTAGGGCACGCCCCGCGTCAAACTATTGACGCACATTTGGTTATAAGCTTATAGCACATCGATATAAAAAACCCTGTACATTTGGAATTAGACCCTGTAAAATCCATCACATATAAAAACAAAAGGTATAAAAAATGTTTCACGATTTATTCACTAGAGCGCTCTTAGGAATTATTGGCATGGTAATTGCCTTAGCAATTCTGATGCCAATAGCAGGATCGTTCTTGCTAAACCTTATACCATAATGGAATATCGTTATTCTATCTTGATATAAAAAATACTGGACATTTGCAGAATACCTCTGTAAAATCCTACCCATGCAATAAAGCATTAATCACTAAGGAAAAAAAGTTATGGCTACATACACTGAAAAAATGGTTAAGCGAATGCGCGATCTTGCACCCCTTGACCTAGACAAAGCAAAGGCGCTTGCCGACGAATTCGGTTCCGTGTCTTATCGCTCTATCATCGCCAAAGCCAAAAGCGAAGGCGTTGACTATATCGCTAAAGCTCCAGCGGCTAAAAGGCCAAAAGGCCCAACTAAACGCGAGCTTGTGAGTGCTATCGAGCGATCTCTGGGATTACCCGAGAGTGACCGCGAAAATCTCACCGTTGATGGCTTAAGCCGCGTTTTAGAGCATCTCGCGTGATTGCGGTTTGCTCTTGGATAGGCACCGCGCTGCTTGGCGCGGCTCCCTTCCTCATTGACATGCCAGCGGGTAAACTCATGGCGATCATTGGACTTGCTCTGTTATGCTTGCAAGCATACGAGAAAAAATGCTACAATCTGCTTATATTAAACACAATAGGGATTATCGGTTATGCTTCCAATTTTTTTATTTGATCTCGACGAGACTGTCATCGACTCGACCCACCGTCAAGGTGAGACGTTAAGCGACTGGCGCAGAATGAATACACCCGCAAACGTCATGCGCGACTCTACGCTTCCGCTTGCTTCTACAATGATTCAAGCCATCTCGGAAGGGTTAGACGTTGGCATTTGTACTTCTCGCGTCATGGGTAGCGTTGATCGCGTTTGGCTACGCATGCGCGGAATGCTGCCAGCGTTTACGCTTTCGCGTTCAATCGATGACAATCGACCCGCTGGTGAATTCAAGCTCGCCAAAATGTCAGAGCTTGCGATTGCTCGCCGCGTTTCGTTCGACGAAATTCGTCGTCGCGTTATCCTTTGGGATGACAACGCAGACGTGCAACAAACTTTAAAAAATGCTGGCTTTCGTGTAATCGATCCGGTAAAATATAACCAAGCAAAAAAGGTAGCTGCATAATGAGCAAGAAACAATATATAGCGACAATCGATGTTGAAACAACGCAAGATCACAAGGTCGCTGATTTTGCTTGCACTATCACAGACCGCAAGGGGCGCATTCACGCTCAATGCGCTGTCATGGTTGACGGCATTTTCACGGATGCAGAAAATCACCCGCTCTTTTTTAATAAGGATGCTGGCCCTTCTGCGCTATGGTCTCGCAAATCAGCAGACCGACGGTATGCAAAATATCAAAAAATGGTACAGGATGGCTCGCGCATGATTGCAAGCGTGGGCGCGATTAACCGCTGGTTAGAGCGGGCGGTCGGAAAATACGACCCAATCTTGACCGCTTACAATCTAGGCTTTGATTCTGGCAAAATGTCAAATACTGGAATAGATCACTCTATTTTTTCTCAGCGCTTCTGCCTCTGGCAAGCGGCCTGCGTAAAATGGGCATCCTCTACGGCATATAAAAATTTCATCATGCAAAATCATTACTTTAATCCGCCTACTGCTTTCGGCAATATGACTTACCAAACCAACGCCGAGGTTATGGCGCGATTCGTTACGGGTCAAGATTTGCCAGACGAGCCACATACAGCGTTAGAGGATATTATCGGTTACGAATTGCCTATATTGAACGCAATCATAAAACGCGGTAAAATGTCCGACATCATAGATTCTTGCGTTGGCTATAACTGGCGCGACTATCAAGCAAAAAATCATTTTACTGCAAAAAAGGTTGCATGATATGAAAACCAAATTGCTCGCTTTAGCTTTCAAGGCTTATATAATTTACTCGCTATGCGCTGATTTTATTCTCGTTTGCGGTATAATCTGGCTTCTTTTGGAGACTGTATAATATGAAATTAAAAACAGAACAGGCGCGACTGAATCGCAATCTCGAAAATCTAGCGCTCGATAGAATCTGCGTGGTGCTCGAAGGTCGCGACACTGCCGGAAAATCCTCGACGATTCGCGAGGTGACGCACTATCTGAATCCTGCGCTTTATTCTGTGCATCTATCGCGCAAGCCTAGCAAGTCCACCATGAAAAAATGGCTTGCGTATTGGTCGCGTAGAATGCCAGCATATAACCAGATCGTTTTTTATGATCGATCATGGTATAGCCGCGCAATGGTTCAACGCTTAAACGGTTGGTGCTCAGAAACTCAATATAAGAATTTTCTAGCGAATCATAAATCATGGGAAAAATCGCAAGGCGTTCGCATGATTAAATTTTGGCTTTCAATTTCCGAGGATGAACAACGCGCACGAATTGAGCGCAGAAAAAAATCGCCATTGACCTACTGGAAATTTTCCGAGAATGACGAGAATGCGCTCTCATACTATGACCGCATGACTCTATTAAAAGAGCGCGTGATTGATTCTGATTGGCATGTGATCGACTACAACGACAAGCGGCAAGGCATCTATTCCCTTTTGGAAACACTCAATACCACACTTGAAAATTTGGAATAGGTCGCGCATGTTTCACGTGAAACACTCTCGCCAAAAATTTCTTGAAAAAAGCATTGACTTCTTGAAATTTTTGGCGCGGGGGCGCCAGTGCGAAAGCGAAGTGCAAATCCGATTGGTGTTACGTCCTTGCGGGTGCGTGTATGGTGGATCAAAAGGTAGTCTTCGGGGAAAGTTGCGGAAAATTTTGTAGAAAATTTGCTCGCGCCGATTATAGTGGGAAATCGATGCGATGTCAAGGACTTTTTGCGGGTGTGTTGTAATTAGTTTAAATTTGCGCAGGTCTCGGCTGCGCCGAAGCAAGTGCGAAAATGAAGTGCAAAATTTACGTACGTAAAAGTGTAACTTTTATACACTTATATGTACGTAAAAGTGTACCATGCAGCAAATCGGACTTAATTTGAGATAACCCCGCTTTATCTTACCAAACACCCGCCAAACCCAGGATCGCCGCCGTGTGCACGGAATCCCATTAGGTATATTATACAGGCTTTAGCGGGGTAATGTCAAGCCCGTGTAGGGTTAGGTACAATTTAAAAAAATTTATTTGCGCCGAAATTTGACAAAAAACTTGACCCCGCAATGGTCGAGGGCGGCCCCCGGGAATTAGGTTGCGGTTGCTTATTGACAAAAAAGAAAAAACATTTGACAACGTAATCAAATGGTAGTATAATATACACATATTAAAAAGGAGTATATTAAGTGGCAAAGCAAAAGATCTTTTGTGTGATAGACGACAAAACCTGTGCAATAAAAGGTGCGTACTCTAACTTTGAGACAGCTATCAATTTAGCTAAAGCTTTCTCTACAGTAGAAGACATACACCACTCTATAAAGTCTATACCCTTTGACTTCATAGACTTTACAGTGTTGGGCCAAGCAGTAATCAAAAAAACAGAATTTAAAGAGGGTGAGAAGTTTAAAATTCTTGACCAGAATACCAAAATTGTGGTATAATAACTTTATAAATAAAAGGAAAAGCCATGAAATTATATGTAGTATTTGACCCAGAGCAGCAAGAAGCAGTGTTTATTCACCCTGATTTTCGAGAGCTCAAGAAGTTTATGAAAGAGCTGAGAGACGAGTTAGTAGAATTAGGTGCTGAAGAAGCAGAAGGGTGTTCTGACCACGATGTACTAGAAATGTATGGAGGTTGGATTGGACACATCTACGATGCGGATTGGTTAAAGGAAGGAAATTGGTAATGGATAAAATGGATTTATGCTTGTTGACTATTGATGTTGTGGTAAAACATTTTGAGAAAGTAATAGACGGGTTTGCCCACAAGTACGAAAAATTTGATATGCCGATTATTAACCTAGGCGTTAGTGGGATGGATCCAGATAGATATGCAGAGTTAGAAACTGTAGATGCGTTTCATGAGTATACTGTTGTACTAAATAAGCTGTGGATGGTAGAAAATAATATAGACGAAGGACTACTTATAGGCATAGTAGCGCATGAGTGTGTTCATGCGTTTCAAATGACAAAAGAAGGCTTAGAAACTTTCCCTCCACATCGATATGGTTATTGGTTTGATCCATACGAAGTAGAAGCTCGTGGATTAGAAAGAGCTTTTGAGCACTTAGTAATGAAAAAAATTAATAAGCAAAAGAAAAAAAGTTCTTGACAAATAACCTAAATACTACTATAATAGCTACATAAATTAAGAAAACAAACAAATTTAAAGGAAAAATTAAAACTAATGAGTAATTACACAGAAGAAATGACTTTGGAGATAACTAGCGTATATGTACAAAACCCAACTCGTGAAACTGTAGAGGCACTCGCAGTTCAATTCGAAAAAACTCCACGAAGCATTATTGCTAAGCTCTCTCGAGAAGGCGTATATATACCCCAGGTTCCTGTTCGCAAGAGCGACGGTGTAACCAAAGAGACTTTAGTACGACATATTGAAGAAGTAACAGGGGTATCTTTGCCTAGCTTATCAAAAGCTTCTAAGAACGACCTAGAAGCATTGGTGCTAACCTTTAACAACAACGCGTAAATCTTTTTTACTTTCTCATGGAAGGCAATATATGAATGGTAATTTTTGGTCTTATAGACTTGTAAAAGAATCGGGAATAGTAAAGCTGCGAGAAGTACATTTTGAGGATATGCAGCCAGTACTAATGACAACATCAGAAGTGACAATTATACCCGAACTTGGTGATGATTTAAACTGGTTTGTAGATAGAGTTGCAAAAGCAGTAATGTTACCAGTAATTGACTACCCGTTCGGGCCTCAACAATTAGAACTAGACTTTAGTTAAGGAGATACTAATGGCTGTAAAATGGAAACCAAACGAAATTTTTTTCGACAGAAAAACAAATACGAAGACTATAAAAGTATTTTCTATTGCTGGAGTAAAGACCTCAGAGCTTGAGGAGCTTTGTAATAAGCCAGACTCTGATCTCCGAAGACTCGAGAAAAAACTCAGAGTAAAAGCTCGAAAAGAGCTTAACCTTCGAAAAAAGAAATTATTGACCTGAGGTTAAAATTTCTCTTGACATTTTGGTCAAAATGTTTGTATAATAGTTACATGAGATAAGAGTTAACAACACGAAATGTTTGTTAACGGGTCAGGTCGGAGACTATAACAACGACAAAAAATCCCCTTATGGGCTTTATAACGGGACGTCAATGCCATGTACAGCAGACGAAAAATACTGTGTACGTCAGTCGCGGGACAACACTGAGAGTTGCCCTCCAGTTTCACATCGTCGGTATCTGGATCAAACAAAAGACCGATTGGGTTACTCTAATATAGCCCTACCTATTGTGTGGAGTAGCAGGTATGTACGAAGGATGGGGACATACCAATCCTAAATGGTATATAAAAAGCCAGCAGGAACAGACTCGAAAATTGCTATTGACTGCTACGAGTCTTAAAACAAACAGCATATAGCTGTGTTTATGGCCCTCTTTGGAGTTTTCTCCTTTGAGGGTCTTTTTTTATATCACATCAACGAAAAAAGTTCTTGACTTTTTAACAAAAGTATCATATAATTTGTTTTTCACCTGAAAAAATTTTGGAAAAATTTATGAAGACGAAGTATCAATATGCCTTTGAGGAGGTGTTTGAGAATATCCCAGGGGATAATGAGAATATATTATTTAACATCCCCGCAGAGATTTGTAGTACCTTCAATTTGTCTGACAACACAGATGTAGATATATTTGTTGAAAAAGGACAAATTGTGATACAAATTTTGGAGAGTTAAAATGTCCAATATAATCCCGTTCCCTGTTAACCGAACCCTAAAGCATAACTTAGACGAAAAATCTATTGAATTAGAGGAGTACTACGACGCACTCGCACAGCTAGAAATGGCAGCTTTGCAGATAGAAGAGAAGGCGATAGAGCTTGAAGGAGAATATAAAAAGATTCTACATAATTATATCTCACATGTAGGGCTAGAGAATACTGAGATACGTTATCTAGAGTACGGGGTCGTAACAGTTTATTCAGATGAAGAAGGTAACTTTACTCTAGAATCCCCAGAAATACCCAACCCATAACCCTGAAAAGGAGATACTAATATGAACTATAGCCAGGAGGAGGCTCAGGCTCTTATACAAGAGTATGTGCGAAATCCAAGCAAGGAAACTGTGTCTGCGCTTGCAGAAAAGTATAGAAAAAGTACGAAATCAGTAATCGGAAAACTCTCACGCGAAGGCGTGTACCGAAGAGAAGTCTATAGATCTAAGACTGGTGATGTGCCGATCACGAAAGTAGAAATTGTAAATTCAATTGCAGATATGCTCTTATGCGAGCCAGAGTCCCTTACAGGGCTTGATAAAGCTCCAAAAGCCTCATTAAAAGCACTAGAAGACGCCCTGACTAAAGCTACAGCGGGTGCTCAACAGACTGATACCCCTCCAGACGAATTTTTAATCACCTAGAGCTACAATACCCGTTTCTGAACATAGAAGCGGGGTTCTAGCACCTCTTGTATAATTCTAATGTAACTAGTGGCCCTACCACAAGTAGAACAAATTAAAAGTAATTGTTAAAAAGCTTTGCAGTTAAAAAGCAAAAAACGACCCATCGCGAATTGGATCAAATTGGGGATGTTGGAAAAAAAGTATAAATTTTGAGTTAAGTTAGAGGAAATTGAGGCGGGTTTAAAACGAATATATTTGACCATTACGTGGTCAAGACAGTTTGGTCAAAATAGTTACCGAATTCGTTTTAGTTTAAATTTAGCTTTTACGTGGATGTCACTCACTCATCATATCTTGCATAAATCCCGTAGTAGCACAACGTCTTCTCTTCAAGGATTCGACGTTGTTCTTGTACGAAATAATGCATTATGATTTGTTCGTATGAGTTGGTAAGAAATAATGACTTACCGAATTAATCTTACGATTAGAAATAAATTTTATCATACCTTTTGGCATATTACAAGTAATATTTTTGACCAGGTGATCGGTAGAATGCGTTGAGCGGGAATACAGAAACTAAAAAATATTTTATTTGTGCTATGCTAAAAAATATTCTTGACTTTGAAAATAAAAACAGGTATAATAGTTGTAAATCAAAAAAGAGAAAGAAAAGAATGAGAGTTTTTCTAACCTTTGACGAAGGTGAAAAGTACGGATTTCCCTGTGAAGTTCCAGAAAAATTTGTAGTACGCTACGGCGGACGAGACTATTCTATAGACCCTGCATCTTTAGACTGGGTAAAAAATATCTGCGGTTTCGTGCCTTCGACAGTTCGACACTGGTGCATCGCAGACTAAAATATTCGTAGAAACTTGTAATAGAAAGTTTGGACACGGGTGCAAGTCCCGTCAGCTCCACCAAAAGCACATAGGAATACAAAGTAAGTCGATAAACTCAACAGTTTCGCAGCCTATGTGTTTTTGACGGGGCTGAACTCAGTATCGACAAGCAATCGAAAAGCAAGTGGAGAATCGGGCAGCAACCTCCCGTAAATGGACGAAAACCTAAAATAAACGCAAACGACGTTTACGAACAAGAGCTCGCCTTAGCGGCCTAATCTTGCGAGGAGCCCACTGCCTTGTCATCAAAGTGTGGGACGAATTTTTTTAATAGCAAAAGGCAAAAAAATGAGAGAGTATATTACAAGTGAAGGGCTGGACAAGATTGTGCTAGAAGAACTTGATGCTGCTATTGAGATGGCGATGGATGAAGTAGCTCCAAACTATTGGCAAGATGACGCATTACTACGCTCGCTTCATGTAGTGAGAGCATATTTCAGTGTGCCAGGAACGTATATGGAAGGAGCTTACGACGGTGATCGAAGATAAAGAGATAAAAGAAAAGTTTCAAGACAGTACGATGTCTAAAGCTGGTCGTCTTGCTATGGAGCTCAATGCAGAGAAGAAGCGGCTCAAGCATGAGATGGAGGAACTGCAAGCTCAAGTAGATGACATGACACCAGTAACACCTACTGGTACTATTGATAGCTATGTGAAGTGGGCTGCTACACTCTTTGGAGTGACTGGCGTATTTCTCATGAGTGCAGGATTTGAAAATGTTGGGCAACTTGCTTACTTCGTGGCTGCTTGCAGCTGGGTATTTGTAGGTAGTGTTTGGAATGACAAAGCAATCATGATAGGCAGTGCTGTAAGTGGTACTGCTGTATTAATGAATATGATAGAAGGAATACTATAATGAAAGATTGGACGTGGAGAGAATGGCTAGACGTACTAGCAGTAGGTTTTATAGGCTTTTATGCGCTATTTCTAATGGTAGAACAGGTAGCATGAAAGTAAGAACTAAAAACAAACTAGAGGCATTAGAGGTTTTAAATAAAAAGTACAATAAAACTCTTTCTTCGCTGAAAGATGAAAACGTGCAAGTAGTTGATGAAAAGGAGGATTTCATGAACTTCAAAGAGACCTGTCAGGAAATGACAGAGTTAAACGCAGATGGCAACACAAATAGAGGTAGAGAAGGAGAAGAACTCGTATCTTACTCTAGAGTAGCTCCAGGGCACCACAACCCAGAAAAGAAGGTAACTGAAGAAGAGTGGGCAGAAGTTCTTGCTGGTCTTAATCAGTTATCAGAAGAATCGCAGCGGGGTCAGGACGGGGCCATCAGCCTAGGAGACCTTGTTCCCGAAAATCACGAGGGAGTTAGAGAAGTCAAAATGACCCTACCTGTTCGAACAAAAGTAGGAATAGGAGTGTCTGAAGAGTAATGTACAAAGAAATGCTTTCAAAACTCGACCATGGAGTAATTTTATTAAGTTTTGAAAAACTTCCTGGATTTGGACAGGGTATCCGTGAGATGCCTTGTACAACCTGGGATAAAATTACTGGGTTCTCTATTGGAAAACAGGATCCCCTTTCAAACGTATTTGTAATGTGGTCTCTTGATAAAAAAGCGTGGAGAGATGTAAGAAGGGATACTATAAAAGGCTGGAGAGAGCTTCCGATAAGCCCTGACGGTTATGTAAATCTTGCTCCAAGTGGCACGCTGCCCGAATGGTTTAAAATATAAGGAAAAGAAAAATGGAAATGAAACTAACGCAAGTAGAAGTTGTATTTTGTGATAACGGAGTATATATTGAGTATCGCAATGAAGTTGGAGACTACTCACACCATAAAGAAGTGTTCCTCACACTTGGGGAAGCTCTTTCAAGAATTACTGAACTACGTGCATCTTCAGCATGAAGCCTCTTGAAATTACAGATCATAAAAGGTCGTGGATGCCTGGATACGCTGTTCAAATTCATAGTGACAGAAGAGGGCAGGCAAAAGCCTGGTGTAAAAACCTAGTAGCAAAAGAGCTGCTAGAGTGTTATAATTACCACATGAGTGTATATACAGATGTCTACCAAGATACTTTTTACTTTCATCACCCTATGATCGCACAAGTTTTTGCAGAAGAGTTAAAAGGAGAACTTGTCGATCTAAAGACAGGAATTTAAAAATATGGATGCAAGAGAGCTTCGGTATAAGTTTATGAAGTTATCAGAAGAATATGGTCAGAGATATGTATTTCAAGAGTTACTTCTCTACCTTAACGGAAGTCAATTAACAGAGTGTTACGAAGAATTCAGAAAAAATCACCAAAGCAGTTTTTATGACGAAGAAGGAAATCTAATAGATGATTGACATGGTTGAAATAGAAAAAAGAATAAACAGAAACTTAATTATTTTTACAGCGGTAAATCTTACCCTATCAATATCAATTTTCTTTGGGATAATAAATAATGGACTATAAACAACAGTTACAAACAATGTTTT